ACACTCTTTCCCTACACGACGCTCTTCCGATCTGCGGTTCTTCTCTTATTCCGCATGGGGGCTTCCCTATGCGGAAAACCAGAATGGCCGGGAAAAACATATCTATGCCCCGGAAGGGCTCGTCATCCCGTGCTATCAGCGCAATGAAGAGGGGAAGCGTATCTTGAAGCGCGTCAAGATACGCTGCTCTGACGCGGATGAGATCGATAAGACACAACGCCGCTATCGCGCGCTGGACGGCGGAGAACCCTGCTACGGCATCTGGGGACTTCACCACTGGAAAATATGGGTCATCGTCGAAACGGAGCGGGACGCCGTGCTCCTGTGGCAGGAGCTTCACCGTTTCGAAATCGGAGCCATGGGCACGGGCTCGGCGACCAATGCCCCGGATCCTCACGCTCATGCCATCCTTTCCGTGGCGGATTGCATTGTAAACGCCCTCGACAACGACAATGCGGGAAAACGAAAATCGTGGAAGTGGGATCAGGATTGCCGCTTTTCCTGGTGTGAATATCCGCACGCTGTCCGTTGGCTGGTTCCTTCAGTCATCGGAAAGGACGTCGGCGATCTTCATCCGGCCGGCATCGGCGTGTGGGAATGGCTCCGCGAAGGTCTGCCGGCGCCCATTCTGCGCGACGCGGAACGAAATGCGCGACGCCCACGGCAGTCACTCATGGATTTTCCTGCCCGAGAAAAACTGGAGGGCCTCACGGAGCTGGAGCGGGATATCTATGCGGACATTCAGGCTCATGCTCAGGAATACGGCCTCCAGTTCCGTTTTTGCGGAGATACTTTGAACCTTGAGTATGCGCCGGGGTTCCTTCCCCGGCTTGATGCCGTTGACTTCTACGAGCAGGTTATCCGCTCCAATCCCGGCATCCTTGAAGCCTTGCGAGGTACGGTATGTCTCAAATAACGCTCCAATCCAATCCCGTTGAAGGGAGGATTTTACAAAATATCAATCAAATCGTGATGTTCTTGAAGGAAAACGGCTATCTCACCTCATACAATACCGTTTCCAAGCACATCAACGATGGGGCGTTGGTAGCCCGCCGTGGTGGAGGATTTTCCGAACGTACCGTCCTCTCGTGGGCAAAACAGTATGTCCAGCGTCGGATCATCGATACCGACCCCGCTGCGGGAACGCCCCAGCAGGAGCCTGACGCGGAGATCGCACGGCGGGATGCCAGAGTCAAACTTGAGCTGAAAGAACAGGAGCTCCGCAACAGGAAGTTTGATGAGGACCTCAAGCGGGGGCGCTATGTGCCCATCGAAACATGGGAAGCCGAGCTTGGAGAACGTGCCCGAGTCTTCCGCGTCGGACTTGAAAAGTTCGGAACGGACATGGGCGTCATCATCGCCTCCGATTTTGGCGGAAACGCGGAGACGGCCCGTGAGCTCGTGTCTCGGCTCGGTATTGAAGATGCCCGAGCACGGGAGGCTGAAACGCTGATCATGGACTTCATCCTTTCCCGTGTGCCGCAGTTTACCCGCCGCTGGATGGACCGCATCGACCGATTCCTCGATCCCTACTCCACGGATCAGTGGTGGACGGAAGATATGAGGTCGGCGTTTGCGTTGTACTGCCAGCACAAGGATGAGCCGGAGGAGATGCCGGAATGATGATGGGAAACCTGCTGCAAATACCTCCTGTACGGCTTCTGGCTTCCGAACGTGCCGTTTTCCGGGGCCGTCCACGTTATTCGACCCTGGAGTGGGCACAGAAGCACATGCGCATCGTTCATGGGCCCTGCAAGGGGCAGAGGTGGGATGCGGAGCTCACGCCGTACGCCAAGGGCGTCTTTGAAATATTCGACCGGGAAAACGTCCGCAAACTGTTCCTTATTGCTTCATCCCAGGTGGCCAAGACTACCATGGCGCTCATCTGCCTGTTTGCGGAACAGTGCCGGAGGCAAGAAAATATGGGATTCGGCTATCCCGACCAGCTTGCGGCCCGCAAAATCATGACCGGCATCGTCCATCCCTACTACAAGGCGATTGCCCCGTTGCGCGGGATGCTTTCCGGTGATGACGCCCTGCAAAACTACGAGACGGTCCACCGTGACGGCTCGCGGATCTATGCAATGTGGGCCGGGTCAGACTCAAGTACACGCTCCATTTCCATGGCCCGCGTACTCATCGACGAAGAAGACTCGGCGGCGGACAAATCCGCTGTTCTGGCCATGCAGGAGCGCGTCACAGCCTACGCTGGGATGGGCCTGTCAAAAATCATCCGCTGCTGCCGTCCTAAGGGTACGGAAAAGGAGTCGACGATCTGGTCAGACGCGCGGAAAGAGGCACAGGCATGGATGCGGTTTGAGGTCCGGTGCCCGCTGTGCGGCCATGCTCAAGTCATGGAGGACGAAAATATCGTGTCCGTAACCCCGCTCGCCGGCCACAAGGAAGTCCTCTCCCGTGGGCTGGGGCGCTACCGCTGTCCGGAGTGCGGAGGCCTCTGGAACGACATGCAGCGCGACATCGCCTTGCGCGCCGGGAACTGGAAAGTCGTTGAAGGTTCGCTTGAAGGTGCCGCAGCCGTGGCTTTCCACCTCCGGCTCTGGGAAAGCCCGCTGGTCACACTTTCCAGCGTGCTCGCCGAAAGGATGCAGGCGCAGGGTGACCCGCGCCTCATGCAGCTTTATGAAAACAACGTGCGCGCACGTCCGTATCGGTTCGTGACCGCCGAATCCAGCGAAGAAAAGCTCGTAAAATACATCGACCACGATATGCCGCAAGGCACGATTCCGGAATGGGCCGTCTGCCTGACGCTGTCCGTGGACATGCAGAGCACGTATTTCCGGTTTTCCGTGGCGGCCCATGCCGTGGAGCCGGAACGCCTGCACATCATCGATTACGGCAGGTTGGAGGAATGGACCGACCTCACGCAGTTCGTCTTCACGGCCCGGTACGTCAAGGCTTCGGGCGAGACATTCGGCATCTGGCGCGCCGCGCTGGATACGGGCGGCGGTGCCGGCAGCAAGAGCGACGACTCGCGGCCCATGCAAGCGCAGAAGTGGCTCTCTGCGCAGCGTCCGGGCGTGATTTGGGGCACGAAAGGCATGAGCCGGGTGCAACCGGGCGTGTTTGTGCGGGTTTCAGATCCGGACAGGGCCGGCGCAATATCCGGAACCCGTTCGCCGAAAAGCGCTACGGCGGCGCTGCGGACGACCCCGCTCTACCTCATCGACACGTCGAGTTTCAAGAAACTGATTTTCTGGCGTCTTTCCAAAGACGGCGACGAGTCGGAACCCATCACCTTCCACGCACAGACCAGCGTTGATTACTTGAAGGAAATCGCTTCCGAAAAGCTGATCCAGACCAAAAACGGCAGCGAGGAATGGGTCCGCACGCGCGCCAACCATTATCTCGACTGTCTGGTCGGCCATGTGGCCATGGCCCATTGGCAATGGCAGCCGAGCCTTTCGCTTCTGGCGCGCCGTCCCGAGCGGACACAGCCGCAGCCCGTGCGCCAGGCGGAGGAAAACCCTTTCACCGGCGGGGCGACGCTGTTTGGAGACTGACATGGACATCATCACCGTAGCCGTAGCCAAAGCGCGTGAAGGCAGCATCTTCCGGACACGGGAAGGGGCCCCTTGCCCGCTGTGCGGCGCAAAGGGAAAAGTGGTCGGTTCACCGAAATGGAACGGGAAACGGAAAATCCGCTATCACAAGTGCTGTAACCCCGCCTGCGCCATATGCCGGATGGGGATCGGCTTCAAGAGCGTACAGGAGGAAAGGCCGGATGCGTGAGACAGCATTGTACAACCCCATAGAGGTCACGCTCGACAATCCGGACGTGCAGCGGCTTTGCGCCCGGCTGGATTCCGGGGCCAGGCTGGACAGCAGCTCCGCAAAGTGCCCGGTCTGCGGGAAACCTAACTACATCGGGCGTGTGACGTGCCAGCGGGCCTACTGCCTTGAAGTCTGGAAAGTGGTCAAGGGCATCCGGCGGCAGAAGGCAAAGCTTCAGGTCGAGCCCGCAAGCTCCGCCCTTTTGCAGCCTTGCCGGGCGGAGACGCCGGAAGAATGGCTCAGGCGCAACCCGCTGATCACCTGCGAACGCATGTCGGCGCGGC